TGGTTCATCTTCTTTGACTGGCGGATTACGTCCAATGGACGCAAACCTACGTCTGACATTATCTATAAATGACATGGCTATCTATGTTATAATAATATATAGTATATAAAGCTTTTGTCATAATCTAAGGAGTCCGTGCTTATTTAATTGAACTTTTCGCTGTCTTGTAGTAAAAAGTGAGCCCTGCGAGTAATTTCCTCGTTTTTCATATGTAACATGTCTAGAAGCCTTAGAATTAGTACTTCCAAAGGTTCCAGAGCCGGGTAACATAGTCAATGCAGCATGTATACCTATTACAGAACTATCACAATAATCGTCATGTTTTCCTTCGGGTGCTGCTATACGTTCTGTCTTATTGGCTGCATCCATTACATATTCTAATTCAATATGTTCTCTCAACCATTTATTAATTACTTTAGCATATTGTGGTGGTTGTAGTTCAGGGTTGGGTATATGTATTACTCCTTGTTGTACAAAGGATACATAATCTCTATATACTTGTGTCTTTGTCCCTCTTGGTCCTCCTGTAAATATGAAAGGTACAAAATGTATCTGAGGGGAAGTACTAATACAGGCTACTCTTAAATCTTGTTCAATAGCTCCACCTATACCAGTAGCATCTATTATAAGTTTATCAGCTCTCATTTTAGTAGCTATATCCATTATTCGTTTTCTTTGATAAGGTATATCATGTCCTCCACTTCGTGGATTGATTTCTTCTAGATATGCTAATTTAGCTATATTACCTTTTTCATCCTTTTCTACAGACCATGCAGATATAACTGTAGAATTAACTGATTTACCAATATCCACTCCTATCACTACTTGAGGAGGTATATCTATCCCTGCTTCTACTTCTTCGCGCGTTAATATCTTATAATCAGAAAAACAATCCTTTAGACGCTCTGAATTAAAGATTTGAGATACACTCTCTACAAATTCACACTCGTATTCTGTTCTCCAGTATATTGAGTCTTCTCCCCACTCCATCATCTTTTCTAACATTTCTTCTTCATTGTAAGGAGCAGAATAAGCATCTCCGGGTTGTATAGCATCTCTCCATGTGTATACTAATCTTTTAAATGTTGGAGCATAAGCATCATCATACAAATAACGCCACATATGGTTCTCTTTAGATTTAGGTGTACCTAAGTTAATAAAAGGGGCTTTATTAGAAACTACTGCAGGTTCTACATTATCCACGAATAATTTATCGTCGATGAGAGGGGACTCATCAACAATACAGAATGTAGGGTGTTGTCCACGTATCGCTTGCCCTTGATTACTTGGCGCTAATGGAGCTCTACGCAACATTGTGCCCCCCTTCATGCGTATATGGGGCTTATTGTGAAATTTATAATTATCTACTAAGCTATCTAAGAACTTATTATCCTTAAAGTTTCTATATACATATCCAAAGATTAATGAAGCTTGGTCTTCACTTGGTGCTAAAATAAAAATTAAATCTCTAAATCTATTAAAGAACATATAAACTGTAGCTGCTATAGCTAAAGCATAAGACTTACCACTACCACGAGGGGCAAGAATAGCTAACTTACGTTGTTTACCATTCTTAGGGTGAGTCAAAGAGTGTACTATAATATTTTCTTGTAGAGGTCTTAAACGTAAAGGTCTTTGTTTCTGGTCTACAAGATAGGCATCACAAAAAGCACGTACCAAACGTAACATTTTGTCCTTGTCATGTCTACACTTATCGAATATATTCTCTAAACCTCTTGAATCATAGACGTTTTTACCCGTCAGTGATAGTTTCAGGTTCTTCGTTTCCTTTTTTATCGCTGTCATCTGTTAAATCCTCTAAAAAGCTAGCAAACCCTTCTGTCTTTGTTTCTGTGACTGAAGGTATCTCTATATTAAGAGCTCTAAACTCAGTATGTATATCTCTTATTATTTGGTTTCTTTCTCGCAACAACTCTCTTCGCAAGGTGACATCCCGAAGATTTTCAATAATATCTTTCCACAGTATGTCTTCAAGCATAAGATTGCGAGCCAGCAAGCGTACAAGTTCTTTATGACGTTCATATTCTCCTTCTCCTACCCGCTGGCGTAACCGCTGCTCGTATTCAACCTCGTTCAAAGTGATTTGCCTTCGTCAAGTGATGATTTGACCTTAGATTTAACCAAAGCGGCTAATTCGTCATCTTTCTCATCCCATGCGGTGACCAATACATTTCGAACCAAAGAGTCCTTTACGTGCTTCTGAGCTGCTTCATCCAGCTTCTCGAATGCTTTCATCTGAACTTTAGTTAGATTCTTGTCTAATAAAGACATTACTTCTGCTTCATTGTTCTTTAAATACTTAAAGACTAATGCTTTGACTGCTGGTACGGTATAAGCTGCGTAAGCACCTAAACCAATTACTAGAGCGGCTAATAGCATAAGCACTGGGTCATCCATTAGGCTATCTAAAAGCCCTGATTCTTCTACACTCTCGATAATTGCAGAGATGTTACCATCACCTGCGGTCTCGTTTGTCTCTACGACAGTTGAGTTATCATTTGTTTCATTTGTTGTGTTATTTGACATAGTTTTCTCCATGTTGGGTCTCTCACGTTGGCACTTGCGTAAAGTATCCTGTGGAGCCTTGGCCCTTTTTGTGAGAGTCCTATACATAGTAGGAACTCCTACTATATAAAGATTACTTCTATGCCCCTTTTTGACTATTGGTAGGTAGCTTCTTTACTCGTTCTGTATAAGCTATATTAGGGAAATGTCGTGCATAGTTATCAGGGTCTTCATCTAATTCTCCACTACCATCATCCTTAAAAATTTTTAATTTTTTATCTGCCATAATTATTCCTCCAGTTTGGGTTTCTTACAAGTACACACTAAAACATCTTCATCATATTGTTTTTTATGAGCTTTAATACGTTCAGGTGTCCATACCTCTAATCCACATTTACTACAGTTGTTTGCCATATTAATCACACACACACATGCCCAATTTAAGACAAGGTGTGTCTTCATGGTTATTCTTACATTTAAGTTCCACAGGAACTTCTTCTTGTTTTTCTTTCTTCGCTTTCTTAGCCATCTATTCTTCCTCTGTTTTTCTAGCTATTTCTATTTGACTGTTCTGTTGAGCAGTCCATAGTTCTAACACCTTATAGATAATAACTAAGGCTGGTGAACCTATGATAAGTAATACTGATTTATAAGATTCTATATCTGCTACTATAGCTTCATCTCTGAAAGCCATAACTACTAAAAATATAGATAATCCTACCCAAGCCATAACCACTGGCGCAGCGACCATAGCCATCATAAAGTTAGCAAAATTACCATTAGGGTTCATTGCGTCCTTATCTTCTTTCTTCATATTCTTCACCTATTGCTTCTAACAATTTTTTATATCTATTCATATTTATATCTCCACTCTTATTCTTGGGATATTGAACTGTTGTTGAAATATATATTCTTCATCTATCTCGTCCCATACGAGTAATGCTACCCACATAGCCCATTCACCTTCTGTTTCATTAAGTTCTTCAAAAGTAAAATTGAACCAATGGTTATCCCAATCTTCACCATTAATAGTTAAATGTGTATCTGACCAATTATAATCACCAGATTCTTCATGCCATACATCTACATAAACTAAAGCAGATGCACTATAATCACTACATTCAGCATCTATATCTGTTAATACAGATATACCTTCTGCATCTGGGTCTACCCAGAAGACAGACATGTTATCTGTTTCTTCGTTATGCCAACCGGGATAAAAATGTACTGATGTAGAATTACATTCAGGTTCTTCATACTCCTCTTCGTAATCGCATGTGCCATCATCTTCAGTGGCTTTATCATCATAATTATTAGCATCTATATCCATGCAACCATAAATAGCAGCTGTTTCATTTGCGCTACCATTACCATCGTTTAAAACTACACAACGACCATCATCATGTGTAGCTTGGTCATCATAATTTTCAGCTTCAGGATTAGTACATCCATAAATAATAACTAAGAAATTACAACTCCCATCGTCAAAAGTAGCTTGAGGATTATAATTAGTAGCGTCGTGTTGTAGACAGCCCCCGATGGGACCAATATCTTCTTCACCATTAAAATAATCATGGATAATAGACATGTTGGCCCCCCCACTCAGAAGCGCTAATAACACCACAGTAATTATGGTTCCTATCTTTCTACCTACTTGGGTTTCCCCAATCTTATCAGCAGCCTTACCGATAGTCTCAAATAGTTTTTCTTCCTCTTCATCAGAAGGTTTTCTTGGACCCTTGATTCCTAAAATCTCTCGTTCTTCTTCAGAGATTACGGAAATAGCTCCATAATCATCGCGCGCCATGTATTCTTTTACATGACGCTTGTATTTAAAGATTACCCCTAATCGAACTCAGGAAAGTGCGTTTGGGCATCAAGCTCTATTTGGCCTTTGAACTTTGCATCCACGTCAGAATAGTTCTCTTTCTTTCTTTTGGAATATTTAGGTTTCCACTTAGGAAGCTCTACTACGCATGGTCCTCCATTGCCTTTATAAAACGAACACCACTTACATAGATTCTGAGGTATCTGCTCATATTTCTCTTCATGCTCCTCACGTTCCTTAATACAGTCATGCACAAATTTAATCAAGTCTCGGGCTTCATCGAGCTCGCTCTGTCCAATCTTCACAAAAAAGGTATCATCAAAGCGTAGGTAATTAACGCCTACAAAATTAGGCATCTCACCCATCTCTAATGTATACAAAAATGCATAGATAATCAACTGGCGATAATATTCCTCTGGTAAATAGGGCCCATAGCGCTTTGAAGTCTTATAGTCCAGCAACGTAGTGCCACCATCGAAATCATTGCATACAACATCAATCACCCCGACTATTGCATAGTCTTTAGATTTAACCCACTTCTCAGCATACTTAGGAGCTACAGCATTCCATGCCTGATACTTGTTCTTAAATATCTTCCACTCCACCATCTCGCCTAATTTTTTGTTAACACTACTAACAAAATTCTGCAACAGTTTCTCTGTTTCGATATACATTGCATCCATCTCTTCATCAGTATGTACGTCCCATAACCACTTATGTTTGGCTATCTTTTCTTCCCAACCCTTTTCGAATTGGTCTTGTACCCACATAGCTGGTGCTCCTTTCTCCCATTGGGGTAGAGACTTAAACTTTCTTTTGAATAAGTCTTCAAGTACTCTATGTACTAAGGTACCACGAAATAGATGTATAGTCTTCTTCTGAGGTAACTTAGCTATGTAGTTGTAATAGAATTCACGAGGACACTTTTTGTATGTGTTAATCTTAGAAGGACTGAGCCTCATATGACTGGGTTCCCATTCATCTACCATGGAAATCCTCCTACAAGTTTCTTATTAATAAATATTATATCTTCCTGAACGGGGTGTGGTTTTCCTAAAACCTCTAATTGACTGAACCCCAGTTCATCCATAAAGGATAATACATCATCCTTCAATGGTGCACCTGTGTTATATTCTTCAAGTGATACTTCTAATATAATATATTTAGCACGTTGACATAGTTCCTTTCCACCTTTCATTATATCTACTTCTGAACCTTGAGTATCTATCTTTATCAAATCGAATACTGCATAGGGTTCGAATATTTTATCTAAGGTAGACATTTGTTTCTTCTCTACTATTAGGTTATCGTCACTATAGTGTTCGGTGTTCTCTCTGTATATGGAATGACCACTACAGTACTTATCTTCTTTAGTCGTGTAGAAGTCTACTTCCTTTTCTTCGTCACCTAGAAGTTGAATAGTGTATTTACCATTCTCTATCGCTTTAAGCATATCCAGAACATTCTCATTTGCGTCAATCATGTATATGTGCGCTTCAGGCCATACGCCTTTAGCAAGCGTATGGAACCAACCAAAGTGGGCCCCTATATCTAAGATAGTTCTAGGTTGAATATCTTTAATCTTAATTAAATCCATGTTTAATTGTCTAGAATATAATCATCACTAGGCAACGTAACAGAGTATTCAGCTCTATTCAGCTTTGCATTACGTTTCTCAGGTAGCTTCATTTCTTTCTTCAACGCACATTCGAGGTGCATATCGTGGGCTGCTAGATAGTCATAGTCAACCATGGAGGTATCCTTACCACAATCCTGACAAGTCCAATACTTATCATATTCTGCAGAACC